GTGCTGTTGGAGCGTGCGGGTTTCCTGGTGCGGGCGCCGGCCAGCAATCCGCCGGTACGGGATAGGGTGAATGCGGTGAATGCCTTGATCTTGAATGATCGCGGTGAGCGGCGCTGGGCGGTGAATGTGGATGCCTGCCCGCGCTTGACGGAAGCCTTGGAGCAGCAGGTGTTCGATGCGCATGGGGCACCGGACAAGGCGGGTGGGTTTGACCATGTGACGGATGCGGCGGGGTACTTCTTGTGTGGGCGGTGGCCGATTCGGCGGAGCACGAATACATCGGGTCTGGCCTGGCAAATCGGGCGATAGAAGAGATGAGGGCGGAATGACATGGATTTTCAATCGTTGAAGGATGGGTATCCGCGTGATCCGGATTATCCGGCGCGGGTGTTTGAGCTGGCGGCCTTGCAGCGGGTGCTGGATGGGACCATGTATGCGCTTTTGCCGCATCCCTTCCACGAGGAGCGCAATGGGGCGGGGGAGTATGTGCCCTTGGCGCGGCGGCGGCCTTCGGCGCGGTCGCGGATTTGCCGGACGGTGGTGGACGATGCCGTGTCGCTCTTGTTCAGCGAGGGGCATTTTCCCACCATCGACTGTGCTGATGCGGTGACGCGCGAAGCACTGGAGACTGTCGTGCGCGAGGCGCGGCTCAATGAGGTGATGATGGCGGCCGCGGCGGCCGGCGCCGTGGGTTCGGTGGCGATCTGGCTGCGGGTGCTGAAGGGGCGTGTGTTCTGCAGCGTGTTGCCGACCTTGTACCTGACGCCGCAGTGGCTGGCGGATGCACCGGATGTGCTGGCGAGCGTGACGGAGCGCTACAAGGTGAAGGGTGCGGCGCTGCGGGCGATGGGCTATGCGATCGATGCCGATGATGATGGGCGCGACTTTTGGTTTCAGCGCGTGTGGGATGCGCGGGCGGAGCGGTGGTTTGCGCCTTGGCCCGTCGATGATGCCAAGGCAGGGCCGGTGGAGGATGCGGCGCGTACGGTGGCCCATGGGCTGGGCTTCGTGCCCATCGTATGGATACGCAATCTGCCGGGCGGCAATGGCGTCGACGGCGAGCCGACCATGCCGGTCGAGGCGATCGATTGCCAGATCGAGATCGACTACCAGCTGTCGCAGGCGGGGCGTGGGCTGCGCTATAGCAGCGACCCGACGCTGCTGATCAAGGAGCCGGCGTTTGGCGATGGCCCGGTGGTGAAGGGAGCGGCGAACGCGCTGGTGGTGAGCGCGGAGGGTGACGCGAAGCTGTTGGAGATCAACGGTACTGCGGTGTCGGCCGTGCTGGACTATGTGCGGACCTTGCGCGAGCTGGCCTTGGAAGGTGCGCATGGCAACCGGGCGCATGCGGATCGCATCTCGGCAGCTCAGAGCGGGCGGGCGATGGAGCTGATGAACCAGGCACTGATCTGGCTGGCCGACCGCTTGCGTATCAGCTACGGCGAGGGGGCTTATCTGACGCTGCTGAATATGATTGTGGCGGCGGCGCAGCGTTGTGCCTTGGTCGACCGCAAGGGGCGTGCCTTGCCGCGCATGGATGCCGATGCGGCCTTGGGGCTGCGCTGGCCGGCCTGGTATGCGCCGACTTGTGCGGATGAGTTGAGCGAAGCGCAGGCCTTGTCGACTTTGCATGGGGCGGGCTTGCTGTCGCGTTCGGCTGCGGTGGCGGTGTTGGCGCCGGCCTATGGGGTGGGCGATGTCGAGTTGGAGTTGGCCAGATTGGTCGACGAGTAGCGTCATTGCTGATTTTGGACGGAACGGCTCACCAGTTGGTGGGCCATTTTTTTGGGAGTAGAGGATGTCGCAACAAGCTGAAACCCAGACGTTTCCGCTGGAATATGTGCGTGAGCTGGAGACCAAGCTGAAAGCAGCCGAGGAGAGTGCTGCGCAGGCGGCACAGGCTGCAGAGGCAAGGGTCAAGGAAGGCGAGGCGGCACTCGAGCGCCGCCTGGTGCAGGCGGAGCTGAAGGCGCATGCCATCAAGGCGGGGCTGGTGGATCTGGACGCGCTGGTAATGGCAGACCTGAGTGCCGTGAAGCTGAAGGTGGAGGGCGGGCTGGAGGGCGTGGAGGGCGTGTTCGAGCGCCTGCGCGAGGCGAAGCCTTATCTGTTTGGCCAGGCCAGTACCAGCAGCACGCAGGCGGCGCCGGCGCCGAACGCGGCCGTTGTGCGCAATGCGAAGGATATGAACGCGCAGGAGTATGGGGCGGCGCTGGCGAAGTTGGTGAAGGGGTGATAGGTGTGGGAGCAATGTTTGCGCTGAGCGGGGCCATGTGTTCAACTTACCTGTTTACCTAACCCGCCAATATTTGCTCCTAAACCATGTCAAATCCTTACCATGCCACGACGATTGAAATTGGGGATAACGGTGGCCAACGTCCGACCTGGCGTTCGATCCTGATCGGCGCCGCTGTTTTCATTGCGACGACTACTGTGCTCGGCGTGGTGCATTACCGGATTGCCGCCATAATACTTTCTCAGCAGGGTTACCAGGCTGGTCAGCTTTATGCGCTTCTGTTCGACAAGGGATGGAGCCAGGCTTGGTCGGTTGCCAATGCCATTGTGGCATTCACGGTGAGTGGCGTAGCTGCGGCGTCGCTTGCGGCGGAGAGGCGTGTACAAGCTGCACTTTGGTCGGCGTTGGTCTACATGGCTTACTTTCTGGTGTGCATGATTGGTAACGATGCACCAGTACCGACTTGGCTGATGGTACTGGACGGATTAGTCCTGCCGCTTCCTATGGGGATACTAGGGGCGTACCTCTATACCAGGAGGCACGACACTAACAGCACAACCTGATAGCAGATGCAATTGTGCTGAACTGATATTCCCGTCGCAGTTCCCAAGCCCGATGTTGCGACATCGGGCTTTCATTTTGTGATGCGGCGCCCAGATGGGCGCCGTTTGTTTTTTCTGCCCTGCCTTTGCGGGGCAATGTCCACCCTTAGGGAGACGCACTACCTATGTCGATTCAGAATTTTCCGGCTGCGCTGCAGCCCATCATCCAACAGGGTTTCCTGGAGCGCGAGTTCGAGGACTCGCTGAAGTCCAAGCTGGTATACCGCCGCGTGGCGGACCGGGAGGTGTTTCCGAACCGCATCGGTGAAACGCTGACCAAGACGCGCCCTGGTCTGAAGGCGGCGGTGACGACGCCGAACAATCCGGCCGGCAACACCAATCTGGACAACGGTATGACGCCGTCGACCTGGACGGTGGAGCAGTTCACGCTGAACGTGAACCAGTACAGCGATACGATCGACCTGAACATCATCAACGAAGGCGTGGGCATCGCCAGCCAGTTCGTGCAGAACGCGCGGGTGAACGCCTTCCAGGCGGCGCAGTCGGTGGATCGGCTGGCGCGCAATGCGCTGTTCAACGCCTATCTGGGCGGCAATACGCGGGTGCGCACGACCTTGGGCGCGCCGGCTGCGAACGTGGCCGTGGACGACGTGCGCGGCTTCCTGTTCGCGCCGCAGAACGGTGTGATGCAGGCGGTGAGCGCGGGCAATACGGCGACGGTATTGATCGCGGGCGACAGCTATACGCTGGTCGGTGTGACGCCCGATGCGACGAATGTGTCGACGGCCCCCGGTGGCATCTCGGGCGTGCTGACCTTCTCCGGCAATGTGACGGTCGCCGACGGTACGGCGGGCAACGCGGTGGTGCATTACAACGCGCCGACCATCCTGCGCGCCAATAGCCGTAGCACGACGGCCGGCCTGGTGACGGGCGCTATCCTGACCCTGGGCCTGTTGCTGGATGCGCAGGCGCAGCTGCGCAACAACGCGCCCATCCTGGCCGATGAGCGCATGGTCTGCTACCTGGACAACAAGTCCATGCGCCAGCTGTTCGCGGACCAGGATTTCAAGCTGCTGTACCAGGGCCAGTATGGTTCCGACACCTATCGCAACGGTACGGTGTTCAGCCTCTTGGGCATCGAGTTCGTGCCAACCACGGAAGCCTTCGTGCAGCCCATGGGCGGCATCAATGTGCGCCGCCCCATCTTGTGCATTCCCGGTGCCTTGGTGGAAGCGGACTTCCAGAACACGGGCAAGCTGTTCGAGAACGAGTCGCAGATCGTGACGGTGAGCGAGGGCATTGCGCAGGTGACGCGCCCGCCGCTGGATCGCCTGGGCCAGATCATCGCGCAGTCCTGGTACTACATTGGCGGCTTTGTGGCGCCGACGGATGTGACGGCGAACCAGAACATCATTCCGACGGCTTCCAATGCTTACCTGAAGCGTGCGGTGGTGTTGGAGACGGCGGGTTGATGTTGGTGAGGTTCGTTTTATAGAAGGGCGGGGCGCCTTTTGACGTGTGCGGATGTTCAGTCATTCCATGCGTCGGAAGGCGCTTCGCTTTTCCGACCTACGTGATTTGACGGAAGGAGCGGGCGATGCTGACAGACCAGCAGCGCATCGATGTGCGCCGCTTTTGCGGCTATCCGGTGTTCGGCGGGGTGCCGGTGCAGGCGTTCGGGCAGCGGTTCTTTACCTGGTATGGGACGCTGGAGTTTCGCATAAGCAATCTGGACCCGAATGAGGAGGGGGTGTTGATCAGCAACTACCTGAGCAACCTCTATCCGCTGGAGCAGGCGATTGCCGGGGCGGGGGGGAATCTGGATACGCAGGAGGCAGCCGTGTGGAAGCATAACCCGCGTGAGTTGGACGACCGCATACGGTTGTACGACTGGTGGCGCCGGGCCTTGTGCGATTTCCTGGGGGTGCCGCCGGGGCCGAATTTCCATGCGGCGGGTGCCGGCGTGTCGGTGGTGGTGTAGATGGACGGCGCGACTTGGCAGGCGAAGCTGTACGGCGGCTATGCCAAGGCAGCGAAGCGTATCGGGCTGCCGTTTGCGCAGTACCGGCCGCAGGCGGCGTTGCAGCCGGCCCTATCG